CGTTCTCGGTTCCCGACTCGCACCTGACTACCGGCATGAGCCTGCGCGCATACATCGCGGCCAAAGCAATGCCAGCCATCATCGGCCTTATGACGCCCGCCGATGCTGCGGAGTACAAGCCCGCCGACCTGCAAGCTGCCACGGCTCGCGCTGCGTGTGGCTACGCCGACGCGCTCATCGCGGAGCTTGGCAAGGAGGGCAAATGAACCCCATCCGCATTTCATCGCGAGCCATACAATGTCGCGCCGACGCCGAGGGCGCGACGGAATACGCCATCCGCTACGGCGGTCGCGACTTCATCGTCACCGCGCACTCACGCCTAGAGGCTGACATCGCGGTGGAGTATTACCGGCCTGAGACAGCCGACGAATCACAACCAGACCTACTGAAATAACATGCCTACATCACCTACCATCGCCGCTCTCGCAGCGGCACTAGTCAAAGCGCAATCCGCAATGGGCGGCGCAAAGAAGGACTCCACAAATCCACACTTCAAGACGGCCTACGCAGACCTCGCTAGCGTGTGGGACGCCTGCCGCGCACCGCTGGCAAACGCTGGCCTTTCAGTCGTCCAGCTTGTCAGCAGCGACCCTACGCACGCCATCATCGAGACAATCCTCGCTCACTCATCGGGCGAGTGGGTATCCTCGACGCTCGCCGTGCCGCTCACCAAAGCAGACGCGCAGGGGCTAGGCTCCGCAATCACCTACGGACGCCGCTACGCCCTCGCCGCAATCGTGGGCGTGTGTCCCGCCGATGACGACGGCGAGGCCGCTGTCGCCCGTCCTACGCAGCGCACGGTGCAACCTACGCAGCGCGCACAAGAGCCGGACGACGTGCCGATGAAACACCCCACAGACAAATTCCGCAAACCAACAACACAAACAGACATCGACGACCTATGAAATACGACAACACCAACCGCATTTCCCTCTGGAAAAACACTAAGAAGGAAACCGAAAAGCATCCTGACTACACCGGCACCGTCAACGTGGACGGCGTGGAGTATTTCGTGGATTGCTGGAAGAAACCGCCGACCGCGCCTGAGCAGGCTCCCGTGCTCTCCGGCAAGGTCAAACGCAAAGACAAGCAGCCCGCGCAGTCCAGCAGCCGCGAGGAAGACATCTAACCCGCACACCGCATCCCCGTCGCGTCTCGGCACAGGGCCGGGGCGCGGCGGACGCAGACGACACACCATGAGCACGCCACTCAAAGCACTTCACATAATCAACTGCGAGATGGGCAGCATTACCAGCCGCGCAGACTACTCGGTGAAGTTCAGCGTAGTGACGCCTGAGTTGCGCGCATCAGAATCGGGCGAACTCATCCGACTTCACGGCAAGGCAGTGTCGGTGCTAATCACGCCTCTGGACGGTGCCGACGCGGAGCTTGTCGAAGTCACGACCGAAGCCGAGCGCAAGACGCCCTCGCAACGGCTGCGCGCCTGCCTTCACGTATGGTGGCAGCAACTCGGCAAGAACGGATCGTTCAACCACTTTTATGACGACCAAATGGAAAAGCTTATCACGTTCGTAAAGACCAAACTCCAATGACCGAACCATCGCAAGAACCCACCAACCCGCGCGACACCGTGCGCCCCGAGCCTGTCCCCACAGGTGGGCAGCAGGAGCCGTCCTCACCATTTTCCGACGCATCGCAGGTGCCGCCGTGGGAACTCTAGCCATGATGCACATTGACAACCCCGGCAGCATTAGCGAGCGCGACCTGCGCGTGACAGCCTCGCAGCAGTTTTTCGCAGACCTCGACGCGCGCGAGGCGACGCGCGGCGAAGTTACATTTGACGAACTCGACCGGCGCTACGCAGACCCTATCAGCCGCGAGGAACTGACCGCGCTGCTACCGTTCATCATCGCCTTTACTGAGCGCGAAACGGTGTGGTGTTACGAGCTAATGGAACGCCACGGCAGGCCGATGCACACGTGGACGCCTATTACCGAATGGGACGGGCACTTCCGCCCTGAGTGCCTCTCGCTGACATACCGCACGGACAACCCTTTCGCTACTGAGTAGCCAACAACTTTCCCGTGCCATGCACGCGATTCGATGAAATCACTGGTAATCATGGAGATTAAACCGATGACGGAGAATTGCGCGGGCTGCACTTACGCAAGCCGGGGAAAACACTTTTACACACTAACATCATGAGCACACCACCCGACCTATTGAACACTCCCGAAACACCCGCGCCGGAACTTGTGCGCGCCCGCACCGCATACGACGAAGCACTCGAGACGCTGGAGCGCATCGAATCCGAAGGTGACGACACTGGGCTCGCCATTGCATTCGCAACAGTGACGATGCGCAACGCCAAGGATCGGCTGGAAAAGCTGGAATTGGAGGCAATGAAATGAGCACAAAAATTGACGAACTATTCGCAACCCTGCGCGGCCTAATCAGCGACCAAACCCGCGACCTCGCGCTTGCAATGGGCGAGCTTCGCGCCGCCGAATCCGAGCGCGACAACGCCCGCCAAAGCCTGCGCGCCGCCGAGCAGGACGTGGAAGAACTAGACACCCTCTGCAACGACTTTCGACGTGCCAACGCGCGCCTCGTCGCAGACCTAGCAGCCGCCACGCAACGCGCCGACACCGCCGAGGCGATTCTGAGGGCCAAGGCATGAGCACTGCCCTCGCCACATTCAAGCGCACGTGCGGCGTTGCCACTCACCGCAAGACCGGCGCGGGGCATCGCTACCCGTGGATGGCCTTTTTCGCGACTATCACGATGAAGGACGGCACGCGCCGGGCATTCACCGAGCTTGCCCATGAGTATTCGATGGCGACGCTTGCGATGCGCGACAAAGTAACCGAGGGCGCGGACGAACTCAGCGCGTGCAAGCTGCTCGCCGAGCGCAACAAATTAGACTGGCCTGACGAACCCAAACGCAAAGCGAAACAATGACCACACCCACCGTTGACGACATCATCGCAGACCTCGAATCGCGCGGCCTAGGCTGGAGCCTCGACCACACCGGGACACTCATCGAAGCCCGCGTGTGGGACTGGCCCACCGTCATTGCCCGCTACCGCCCCGCCACGGTGGAGCCGCTGGCAAAGATGCTCGCCACAGCCTGCTTTGACGTGGACTGGACGAAATACCCGGTGAAGCTATGACCACGCACAGCGAGACCAAGGAGCAACCCATCGCCCGCGTGCGGGCTATCTTGCAGGAGTAACTTTATGAATCAAACCTACGAACAGTTCTTAGACGCGAAATCTCAACTCGGAGGCGAGTTTGGATTTGAACCTACATTCATGCCGGATTTCCTTTTCCCATTCCAGCGCGCACTTATTGAATGGGCCTGCCGAAAAGGACGCTCCGCAATCTTTGCGGACTGCGGACTCGGCAAGACGCTTATGCAGCTTGTGTGGTGCCAAAACATCGTGGAAAAAACCAACGGCAACGTGCTCATTCTCACGCCGCTGGCAGTCGGCGGGCAGACGCTCAAAGAGGCGGCGCGCTTTGGCATAGCTGCGGGACGTTCTCGCGATGGAAAGCCAGCCGGGAAAATCACGATTTCCAATTATGAAAAGCTCCACCTTTTCAACGCCTCTGATTTCGTGGCAGTCGCGTGCGATGAAAGCAGCATCATCAAACACGCCACCGGAGCAACACAGAAGGCCGTTACGCGCTTTATGTGCAAGCTGCCTTACCGCTCACTTTGGACGGCAACAGCGGCACCGAATGACTTCACCGAACTCGGAACGTCATCCGAGGCGCTAGGTGACCTGAACAACTCAGACATGCTTTCGCGATTCTTTAAGCAGATGGATCAAAAGACGACCGACCAATACGAGAAGAAGATCAACAACCTCGAAAAGCAGGCAAACCATTTTGGGAAAATCTCATTTCGCGTTTCGCAGGCAATTAACGGATGGCGATTGAAGGGCCACGCGCATGACCATTTCTGGAAATGGGTTTGCTCATGGGCGCGAGCGTGCCGCAAGCCGTCTGACATCGGGTTTGCCGATGATGGCTACGAACTACCGGCGCTGAATGAGCGCGAGCATATCGTGAAGCCGACAACGCCACCGGACGGGATGCTTTTCACGATGCCTGCCTTCGGGCTTGCCGAGGAAAGAGATGAGCGCAAGCGCACGCTGAAAGAGCGGTGCGAAATGGTTGCACAGCTTGTCTCTCACGACCGTCCCGCCGTGGCATGGTGCCACACGAACGCCGAGGGCGAGGCGCTGGAAGCTATGATTCCCAACAGCGTGCAAGTGAAGGGGCCGATGAGTGACGACGAAAAAGAGGCCGCTTACGATTCATTCTTGAATCAGGAAAAGCGCGTGCTAGTCATCAAGCCGAAAATCGGCGCTTGGGGACTCAACTGGCAATTCTGCAATCACGTTGTCACGTTCGCCTCGCACTCTTACGAGCAATACTATCAGTCAATCCGCCGATGCTGGCGCTTTGGACAGAAGAACCCCGTAACCGTGGACATCATCGCCAGCGAAGGCGAACAGCGCGTGCGCGACAATATGAGCCGCAAAGCCGCGCAAGCCGAGAAGATGTTCGAGGAGCTTGTGAAGCACATGAACGACGCAATCAAATCTGAAAGAAAAACACACACCATAACCCCGACACTACCAAGCTGGATTTAATAACATGAACACCACACCGAAAGAACTACTGACCAATAAATATGCACTATACCACGGCGATTGCGTGGAAGTGATGAAGCAACTACCGGCGAGCATCGTTGATCTCTCGCTTTACTCGCCGCCATTCGCGGGACTCTACCAATACAGCAGCGATGAACAGGATTTATCCAACTGCATTTCCAAGGATGAGTTTTACCGGCATTACGAGTTTGTGATTCAAGAACTCCACCGCCTCACAAAGCCCGGCAGGATGAGCGCCGTGCATTGCATGGATATTCCGACCGGCAACTCAGGCAATGACGCGCTCACGGACTTCCCCGGCGACGTTATCCGCCTGCACGAAAAGAACGGCTTCCGTTTCACTCATCGGTATTTCATCTGGAAAGAGCCGCTGACGGTTCGCAACCGCACGATGATGAAATCTCTGGCTCATCGGCAAATGTGCGAAGATTCGACCCGGTGCTCGATGGCAAACGCCGATCAGCTTCTCATCTTCCGCCGTAGCGGAGAAAACGCGGTGCCCGTCTCGCACCCCACAGGGTTGCATCGCTACGCTGGCGAGGAGCAAATGCCCGCAGACATCCGGCACCTCAAGGGCATGGATGGCGACCAAAAGAAAAACCGCTTCTCTCACTGGATATGGCGGCGCTACGCGGACGCCTTTTGGGACGACATCCGCATTGACGAGGTGTTGAAGCATCGGGAGGCCAAAGAGAATGACGATGAACGGCACTGCCATCCGTTGCAACTTGACGTTATTGAGCGCGCTTGCGTGCTTTGGAGCAACCCCGGCGAAGTAGTGTTCACTCCATTTATGGGCGTTGGCAGCGAAGTCTTTGGTGCCGTATTGAACGGGCGCAAAGGAATGGGATGCGAACTCAAAGAATCGTATTTCAAGCAGGCCATTGCCAACCTTGCGGACGTTGAGAACCACGTAGAGCAAGAGCTTATCCCGGTATGACCCGCAACCACCCCGCCCCGCCACGCCCGCGCACGCGCGAGATTGCGCTTGCAACGGGCGCGGGGATGCTGTAGATAGACCGTGCCGACTGAAACCCGGCTTCTGAAAACATGAAACATCAACAAACAAACACGGCTCAAGCCGGTGCATCGTCCGCGTTATTCATGGCGCAGGTTTCAACGGTGCATCGGCTTGAGCTTTTTTTGGAGGTAACGCAATGAAAACACAGGCTCAACAAAACTACGCGGCGAAACGTCTCGATCCGCGATGGCAGAAAAAGCGGCTGGAAATAATGCAACGGGACGAGTTCAAATGCACTGAATGCAATGACGAAAAAAGCACGCTTAACGTGCATCATCGTTACTACGTTAAGAACCGGGAGGTCTGGGATTATCCGGCTTTTTCGCTGGTGACGCTTTGCGAGGGATGCCATTCAACAGCGCACCCGAAACTTGCGGACGATGAAGAAAGCGCGATGAGCGAATGGGAAGCCGGAATTGGTCTTTTGGCGGAAGGCAAAGACTGGCCCGCTGATTTTTGGCGATTGGGAGAATTGCTTGCGATTGATTTTGGCGTGAATCTGAAAGGATTGATTTCCTTTTTAGAAAAGCAAATAGCCGACCACAAAGCAAGCAAGGTGGAGGCTTTGCCGTGAGCCTTTTCATCCGAGTGCAGACCTCGTTTTGGACGCACCGCAAGACGATGCGACTCCGCGCACGGCTCGGGGACGTTGCGCTTTGGCTTCCGCCTCGCCTCTGGAGCTACGCAGCAGAGAATCAGCCGGATGGCGACTTCACCAAATACTCAGCCGAGGAATTGGCGATGCTTGTCGGATGCTCAACCGATGCACAAGCAATGCTACAAGCATTGCAAGACAGCGGATTCATGGACGGCATGAAGATTCACGACTGGCATGAGCACAACGGATACCATGAGAAGTTTGCCGAGCGCGCGAAGAAAGCAGCGGCGGCACGCTGGAAAGGACAGGAGAAGAAAGTACAAGACAAGAAAGGACAAGACAAGAGCCAAGCAATGCTTGGCGATGCTAAGAGCAATGCTACAAGCATTCCGACAGAGAAGAAAGCCGGATATGCAATCCCCGAATGCTTCGCGGGAGTGGACGGCTTCGACGATGCGCTGCAAGGCTGGATTGACAGCCGCAAGCAACTCCGCAAGCCAGCGACCGACCACGCCGTGCAACTCATGCTCGGCAAGCTCTCGCAGAAACCCGGCAAGGCCATCGCCGCACTCAACAAATGCATCCTCTCAGGCTGGCAGGGCTTCGAGTGGGCATGGGTGGACGGCGACAGAAACAACGGGGCAACGCTCTCGCCCTTCGACACCCAAGGCGGCAAACGCTTAATGCAATGACACTTGAAGAAACCGCAATCCTCGGCTGCGCGCTGCAATGGCCGGACGAATCGCTCCCGTTCTTGACGGAAGCGGGAATCAGGGCCGACACATTCAGCCACGAAATCCCCTCGACTATCTTCACCGCCATCGCGACGGCATGGCTCGCCAAGGCACCGGGAGGGTTCGTGGGCATCGCTACTGCCCTTGGCGACCGCTTGGATGCCGTAGGGGGCGCTGCGACGCTGCAAACGGCCATCGAAGGAGCCGCGCAACCCGTCACGCTCCCGCATTACGCGGAGATCGTGAAGGAGGGCCACGCCAAGCGCCGACTAGCCCTCGCGCTCAAAGCAGCCTACAAGCAACTGACCACGGAACCGACTGGCACCGTGCTCGCCGCCATCGAAGCTGAGATTTCCAGCATCGCGGCAGGGCGGGACAAGGCGCGCATCCAAACCACGCGGGAAATCGTCATGACTGTGCTTGGAAACCTCAACAGCCGCACCGATGGCTCGAAAATGGCCGGTTTATCCACGGGAATTGCGCGACTCGACGAGGAAACCGGGGGAATTCGCAAGGGCGGTTACTGGGTGATCGCAGGCCCAACCAAGGGCGGCAAATCAGCCCTTGTGCGCTACATCGTCCGCGCCGTCGCACTCGACCAAGCAAAGCCCGTGCTCGTCTTTGGGCTTGAAATGAGCAGTGACGACACGGTGGAGGCCATGCTCGCGACCGAGGGAAAGGTGAGCGCGAGCCGGATGCGGGATGGCACGATGCAGGAAATGGATTTCCCCAAATTACAAGCCGCCGCAAACAACCTCGCGCTCGCGCCGATTTTCTTCCGCGACGACGTGTATGACCTCGCGGGCATCCGCTCCTACGTGCGGCAGGTGAAGGCCGTCCAGCCCGACCTCGCCGTTGTCGTCGTGGACTACCTGCAACTGACTGAGGGCGCGGGAAGCGCAGACCGGCGTGAGCAGGAAATCGCCATCGTTTCAAAGGCACTTCGCCGCATGGCAAAGGATGAAGGGCTTGCGGTGATAGCACTAGCGCAACTGAACGATGATGGGGAGCTTCGCGAGTGCCGCGCCATCGGCATGGATGCCACCGTGCAAGTCACCATCGAGATGTGTGAGGATGAACCCGGCGCGCGGCTGCTACGGCTGCGACAGCGGCAGGGCAAGACTGGCGTGGCGGTGCCCGTCGCGTTCAACGGCGAAACATTCGAGTGGCATCCGTTGGCGCATGAGCCGGAGCAGGCCAGCGGGAAATCTTTCACCAGCAAACAAAACCGAAAACACAAATGACCGACCAACCCACACCCGAAACAGACGCAATGTTCACGGACAACGTGCCAGACGACGCGCAAATCGTGGCCTTCTGCGAGCGCTTGGAGCGCGAGCGCAACGCAGCCCGCGCCGAGCAAGATGAACTCAACCGGCAGCTCTCTGTCGCGCTTAAAGGCAAGCGCCCTTACTCGTCGGAATTTGCGGACGATACAATCGCAGCGCAGGTCAGGCGTATCGCGGAACTGGAGGAAAAGCTGAATGGCTGGTTTTCCGAGCGGGGCGCACTCCTCGCCGACGTTGCGCGGCTGCGCGACGTATTGCAACGCATCGTGAGCAACGGTGGCAGCGCAACGAACGTGATGCTTTTTGACGCACGCACCGCCCTCGCCAAATGAGCACCACCGACCGCGCAGCCATCGTGCTGCAACAGATTGACGCCAGAATCGCAGCAATCGCTGGCAACTGGCCTGACGAGTCTCGCGCGCTGCGCTGCCTCAAGACGGCGCTTGAGGGGCTGCTGGACGCCGAAGGATGGATTGCAGCCGCGCAAGATGACGCCCTGTCTGCTGAGTCGTATGGCCGCGCAGAACGATACCGGGAGGCATTGGAAGATTGCGCCGCGCGACTCAACTCCATCCTCGACACATGGGAGGCCACGAAATGATACAGGGCGACTTTTTCCCGCACATGCCGCGCCGCCTCACGCACGACGAAATCATCGCCGGGTTTGCCGAGCTTTTGCGCGCGGTCGAGGCGATGGAGTTCTGGAATCCGTGGCCGTGAACACCTCCCGCAAAATAAAAAGAAAATACTGTTGACGCACGGCTGAGGCCCGCTAGATTCGACCCATGAACA